CTTATATTCTCCGTCCACATATAATCTTACTGCTCTATTTTTAATAAATACTGTACTATCCACTTTCTTTGACGTATCCTCTAAATACCAATTGCCTACCTTTTCAAAATGTCGTTCGCCAATTCCTTGCTGACATACATTCGGTTCTCCTTTACATTTAAACCCGGCTCGCTCCATCGCCCAATCCTTGAATTTACTCAAGCCAATATACTCACTCAATACCTCCGGATACCCACATGAATTGTCGTCCCCATATATTTTCATTTGTACTAGATGCATCTCAATTGAAACTTTCACCATTATGTATTCACGCATCTTTTTATCCTGTTTTAATTTTTCAAGCATTTCCATCGTGAAATACTCATACAACACCAATTGTATGAAAGAGTCCAAAATTGATGTCATGGTTGATCCTGATGGCATATAACCTGTAAATCTATAATTTGCACCAAATTCGGGTATATACACTACCTTATCCGCCAATCCAGTTGCCGACCTTGTTGCCATATACATTGCTGCCTCAAATTCCGTCCCCTTATCCTGTTTATAAAATACTACTGCTACTGCAGCAGTACACAGCAAAAAGAAATACACTATCCTGGAGTCATATGCACTCCAGTCCAAATCCTCATAAATTCTCTTCGCCAACTCTGGAAACATTTTATAAATTGCACGAATTTCTGGTCGTAATGTTTCATCACACTCTAAATGTCTAAACATATTCACAAAGGACCCCCCAGTTATGTTTACCCCTATCTGAATTGCATCTCCATACAAAAATTTCATCATTGGATAAAATAACTCTCCATTCACAACTACAGTACTAAATGCATCTACAAAAAATACCCTACATTTTGCCCTAAAATTTTCAGTCAGTGATACCACCTCTTCTTCTGTATATTCCTTATTGAATTCTACATAATCACACAAGTTCAGGAACTCCTGTTTCAAACTTGACATCAATCGCACCGCTTCCATCACATTTGGCAAGCATTTTCCACTCGCAATTCTCTGTAAAAGATCTTGCCAAAATTCCGACACTCTCTTACAAACCCCATAGGCAAAATTCTTTTTCTTAGCTCGTATTTTATCGACTACTTTAACCAATCTCGTTCCAATTATCACAAATTCCCGCAGTCCTGACGCATCTACTTCCATTATCCCAGACGCCTTGGAATTATTCATATATTGCTCATACAAGTATTCGAAGTCAAATGTTGGAGGCTCAACAGTTTGATCTTCTTC